GAAGAAGCAAGTTGGCGAAATTGAACTCAGGATAGACTTGTTCGACGTTCATCTGCACGACTCGCGACTCGAGGTTCCCCGTGGAACTTTCGATTTTCTCGGTCAACGCCCAGAGATAGTCAAAACCGCGTTTGACGAGCGTCGTCGAGTTGAACGTATGCGTTGACGCCGGGGACGCTTCGAACGCGTACTGCGCGCGCCAGTAGTAGTCTTTTAGCGTCGATCCGTCGAGCAATGTGCGCTTGTACGACTGCGGACTTGCGGAGACGCCGCGAAAGAGCACGCACCCAGCCGCGAATCCGTTCCAAGCTTGCGAGTTGATACATCCAGTCGCGTTGGCAAGCGTGAGTCGGTACGCTTGTGTAAAGAACGTTTTGGGCCAATTAACGCCGATAGAGAACTCGACGCGAGGCGTTACTATATCGACGCCGTCGAACGAGTCGCCGTTCCAGCCGATCCCGCCGTCGAAGTTGCGTATATCTGCGCCTGCCGCGCCTAGTGTTGCGAGCGAGTGCGTGATATGCGCTGTGCCGCCGGTCGTTGTGTAGGTGTAGTCGAACTCCGCGATTTGCGGCTGTTCGTACGACGGCTCGTTGATTTGTTCGTGCGACGTCCGATACGCAAAGACGACTTCAGCGTCGTAGACGTGATCGTTTTCAGTCGTGCTGAGTTTGATCGAATCTAACGGAATGTTATATGACGCGATATTGCCGTCGGAGTCGACGAACACCTCTTCGAGGTACGAGTAGAGCGCGTCATATGCTGCCGGCGCGTTCGACGCTCCGACGATCCCAAATTGCCACGTCGCGCGAGGCGATTCGCCCGACTCGCGTACGAGCGAGCCTCCGTCGCCTTTCTCAAACACTTGGATTCCGTTATATAATATAGTTGTCTCAAATGACATCAGGGTCTCCTTCTTCTTCATAACGTTGACGTCTGAGTTCTTCTCGGACGTCTTCCATGACTCTTGTCTGTCGGATCGTTTCGTCGAGTTGACGCGACACGGTCGGGTTGATTGAGTCGTACGCGCTAAACGAGCCGGAGCTCGAGTAGGCGCGCTGGGCGAGCCGGAGCGAGAGCGAGTCGAACTCACGCATGAGGATCGCGGCTGTCTCCGGCAGAGGATTCGCAAGGATATGTTGGAACGTCTCTGGGGGCGCGATCGGTTCCGGCAATTTGTCCGGCAGGAGCTTGCCAAACGATTCGAGCGGCTTCAACGCTTGTTCGATTCGTTCGGTTTGATCGACCGATTCTGGCACGGTCCAAGGCAGTTTCGGACCGGCAGTCATTGCGGCTTTTGCGGCTGTCTCACGCGTGTCTTTTAGGACTGCCTTAGATTCGTTGTCAATAGCGTTGACTTGCATTTGCATACGCCGATTATCTCGCGTCAGTTCCGCGATCCGGTCGTTGTACTCCTGCTGGCGCTCTATAAGCGACTTACCGCCCAACGCCTGCCTTGCTCCTCCGACCATCCCGGTCATCCACGACTGATTCATGCGATCCTGCGCTGCTTGGATCCGTTCAATCTCCGCTTCGTTCGTTGCGATCTGGTCTTGCAATCCTTGCTTTTCTTGACGTCGTTTCGCCTCGTTAAACGCGATCTGTGCGTCTGCCATGCCGTAGATCTTTCGCGCGGTCTCGTCTGCAACGAGCCCTAAATCTCCGTATCGCGCGTTAAGTTCCGCGACGATGTTCTGAGCGCGCGCGAACTCTTCGTTTGTCAAGTTCTGTTTGCCTGCTAGTTCCGCGAGCTGTTCGAACAGCGTCGTGTCCATTTCGCGCTGTCGCGTCGCCTCGTCGGCGAGTTCTCGCGCCGCGTCGCTTGCGTCTCGAGCCTTCTCCGCCGCGCGTTCTGCGCTTGTCGCATAGCGCACGAAGACGACTGCCCCTGCCGCGAGCGCAGTAACGCCAGCCAGCGTTGCGGCGGTCATTGCAACCATCGCCGCGCGCGCTTTGGCTTTGGCAACAGCGCTCGCTTCTGCCGCCGCCGCGCTCTTGTATTCGGCAGTCGCAAGCGCAAGTTGAGCGTTTGCAGCTGCTAACGCGCTGTCTGACGTCGCTCTGTTGACGGCAATAACGGCTTTCTCAACGTTCGTCAACGCGGCGGCTGTTGCGGCGCGCGCTTGTTCTGCGGCTGTTGCGGCGCGCTGGGCGCCAACGACGGTTCCAATGGCGGTCGACAGTCCTCGATAGGTCGAGACTCCGAGTTTGACGACCGAAACAGCTGCGCTCATTGCTTTGGTCGTCAGCCATACGCCTGCCGACAGAGCTCCGATCGATCCTGTCAACTTGACGACGTTTGTGATCGCGTTCGGGTGCTCTTGTACAAACGCAGTGAATCGGGTCGCCGCGTCTTCGAGTGTGTTTGCTCCTTTTGTCAACGTCGGGACGAGCGACTCGCCAATCGCAATCGCCGCTCCCTCTATTGCCGATTCCATGATCCGGATCGCGCCGCCTAGTCCGGCGTCCATTGTCTGTGCAGTTCTCGCGGCGGTTCCGTCGGCGGCGTCGATCGCGTCGTTCAATTCGCGAAAGTTAGCGGTCGTAATCGCGACGCCCGTCAGTCCATACTGACCGAAGAGCGTTTTAATCGTCGCAAGTTTTTCCGCCGAGGGGACGTTTTGGAGACGCTCGCCGAGCTCTATCAGGACGTCATTGACTTTGCGCAAGTTGCCCTCGGCGTCCGTTATATCGATCCCAAGGTCGAGATAGAGTTCTTGCGCTTTTGAGTCAGACGCCATGCGCGTCTGGATCGCTTTGAGGACCGTTCCCGCTTGCGATCCTCGTACGCCGAAGTTGGCGAGCGCTCCGACAATCTTCGCTGTATCTTCAATAGTGAGCCCCGTTTCCGCAGCGAGCGGGGCGACGTATTTAAACGCCTCCCCTAGATCCTCGAGCGTTTGCGCTGAACCGTTGGCTGTTGCGGTCAGAACGTCGACGACCCGCGTCATCTCGGACGCTTCGAGCCGAAACGCGCGTAACGCGTTCGACGCAATATCGGTCGCCGGTCCTATTTCCGTCCCCGTCGCGCGCGCGAGGTCCATGACTCCGGCAATCGACGCTTCGATCTCGTCGGATTTGAAACCCGCTCGACCGAGCGAGATCATGCCCTGCGCGGCTTCTGCGGCGGTCCACGACGTTGTCCGTCCGAGTTCCTTCGCTTGTTCTGTCAGTTTTTCGAATTGCGCGCCCGTCGCGCCCGTAACCGCTTGCACGAGTCGCATTTGGTCGTCGAATTCCGCGAACGTCTTTGTCGCCAGCGCGACCGGCGTCGCGATCGCAAACGCGCTGATCATTGCCGATCTTGCGCCTGACGACCAAGCGTTGAGCCGCTGTTGCGCTTGCGTCAAGTCGCGGTTGAGTTTGTCCATTGACGCGCCCAGTTCGACATACGCGCGTCCTGCTCTAATCCCCTGCGCTGTTGCCATCTACCATCCCCCCTCTTGTGTGTGCGCCGTGCGCTCGGACAAAGTCGTCGAACGACTTGCGCGGCGTTCGCTCTGTTGTGAACGGATTGAAATCATTGGCGCTCTTCGCTTGTCCCGCCTGAGTTATATGCGTGTTGTGTAAAAGAGCCGCCAGCAGGGACGTGGTCTCCCAGTCCTGTTTGGCGGCTCCCGTTGCACGTTGGACAAGTTCGTAGATCGTCAGAGGTCCAATGTCTCCGAGTCTGGCACGACCTGCAAGTTCGTAGACGCTCCCCCAGTTGACACGCTCGACTGAACGCTTGCGAGCGTCTTTGCGAGCGCGTCGTCCCTCGCCGCCACGTCCAGCTTCGTCGCTTCGACGATCCATTCTTTGCCGCGAGCCTGAAAAAAAAATCGGTACTCGTCCCAAAACGCCTTGTCGAGTCGTTTCGTCGACTCCCCGTCGAGCGCGTTGAGGAAGTCGTCTTTTGAAATCTCCTTCTCCGCCAGCTGATCGGCGAGTAAGTGGTAGCAGACGACGCCGAGGAAGACGTCGTCGTAAAGTAAGCGCGTCGACAACGGGTCGCCATTGTCGGTCTTGTCGGTCGGGTTGAGTAAGTCGACGCCGATCGCTTCGCGGACTTTCAGCGCGGTCCCGAGCGTGATTTCGAGCGCGTGAGCGCGTTTTTTAGAGTCGATAAACTGGTTCATTTGATTGAGTCTTTGAATAGTTTAGGAGCGTTGGGCAGTTCTTTGTCAAACGCCGGTTTCATGTACGGTCGCGCGCGATACAGTTTCCCGTCAGACGTGCCGCCATGTTCGAGGGTTGACGCGGCGTTCTTTCCGTACCGTAACGGGCCAACAACGACGGACTCGTTTTTTTGATCGTAGCTAAAAAAAATCGACTTCTTCAGTCGCCCTGTATGCGAGCTTGGCGGCTCGCCAGGATAGGATATCCGTTTCCGCTTACGAATCGACGACTTCGTGCGCGTCCGGACGTACGCCCCGAATTTCGAGAGCGCGCGCCGTCGCGCCGAATCCATCGCGCGTTTGACAATCTCAGAATCGAAGAAGACGACGTTCTGGTTCATCACGCTCCGCCGCCGCTGCCGGACGTCGCGTTGTCCTTGACGAGCGCGCCGTAGCCCTCGAAATTTGCCTTGCAGACAACGACGACGTTGCCTTCGCTCGCCTGCTGCTCTTCAGAGTAGGACGCGAGTACAAACGTGCCTTTGTAGCCCGTACCAGCGCTGACTGTCGCGCTCTCGGACCGGTAAACGATCTCGACGCCTTTCGTCTGGTACTGAGCGTCGACGCTCAGCTCGCGTATCCCCGCTTGCGCCGCGTCGGTCCCGTCTTTGACAAACGTAACCTCAACGGCCGACTTCCGCTTGCCCGGCACGCTATGCACCCAGCCGCCTTGTCCTCTGACGGAGAACGTCGAGGTCGTCGCGTCGATTTTGAGAGTGCCGCCCTGGAAGCCGCCGAGCTCGCACGTGCCGATCGACATCGAGCCGTTTTCGCTCAGATCATACTCTTCTGTAAGCGCCTTTGTAACAAATGCCATTATATATTCTCCTTTGTCATGCAGTTCGTGCCGTCGCCAGTTTGAGTTCCAGAGCTCCGGCATAGATTAGGTTCTGGGCAAACGATTCGACGTCAAAGAAGTCTCCGACCATCTCGACGACGTTGTAGGTTCGATTGTTGATCATGATTTGTAAATTGGCGACGCTGTCGGCGAGTCGTTCCATTGGATCCAAACACGCAGACAGAGCTTCGGGAGACGTCGAGCTGACATTTTTGTATCGTACGATCCTAAACGTGTGCTGGATCGAGTAGCCCGTGCGGCTTTCTCGCTTGTATTCCGTCTCGACGTACGAAACGCCGAGTCGCTCGGACTCTTTCGTCCCGTCGAAGTCGGGGAACGACTCGATGACGCATTGCACGTCGAATATTTCGAGACTGTTAACGCAGTCGGCAATATCCTGTGCAATAGCAAACGTCATCGAGCCTTGCGGCGTCGTCTGATTGTCGCGTAGGATCCCGTCGGCGACGAGTCGCTCGGTTTCGTTGGCGCCTCCGGCGTCGTAAACGGCCGTCCTGCCGACGTGCTGAACTTTGATTAACGCCGCGTCACCAGCGCTCGCGTCATAGTTGCGCAATATGAACATTAAGCCGTCCTCCTCTGCGCGTGAATCCTAACGACGAGGTTGTATGGGTCGTCGTACTTCCATATCTCATGAGCGAAGGGGCGGACGACGTACGCGTCGCCGCCGGAGACTCTGACGACGTCGCCGGTCTTCGGCTCGTACGGCTCAGAGCCTTTGATCAACACGTCCATGGAGTTGGCGAACGCCTGCCCCGCCGTTCCGTCGGCGTCTTCGTACTTTAACGTCGCCAGAATCGCGCGCGTTTCAAGGACAAGCGCGCCGCCGCGTTCGATCGAGACGCCGACGCTCGACGTTCGAAAGAGAACGTCCCGGTTGTGTTCGTAAGCTCGTTGTTGGTAGTTCATAGCGTCGCGTCCGGATTAGTCTTGACGTCAAGCGCGCACCGGGCGACGGACGCCCAGTCGGCGCCGAAGACCGCCTCGACGGCGTCGGCGGGAGGCTCGACGAGGATTCCCGCAGCAACAAGCCGCGACGTTTCGTCGACGTTTGACGGGTCGAGGATTTGCGCGGCGGCAACGTCGGAGACGACGATTTTAAACGCGTCGCCGCCCGTCGCGTCGTAGTTCTTAAGTTTCAGCATGATCCGACTCCTTCCCGGACGCGACGATCGCGTACGAAATCGCTCGTTCCTTAGCTGAATCATAAAGCAGAGAGACGGACTGCGACACTTCCCTGACGGCGTCGTCGTATGCCGCTCGAGCAATCCGTTTGTCGAGTTTCAACGCCTCGATTTGCGCCAGTTGAGGAGCCCTGTGCAAAAGCAGAGACTGTTTGAACGCCGTCATGTAGCCGGCAAACGCTTCTTCGTAAGTTAGCGTCGAGTCCATCTAACTGCTCCTAGGATCAAGACGCCGCCGCTTGTTGTCCGACTCCGAGTCGAACAAGGCACGCGGTCGCGCCGGACGCGACGGCGGCGACGAAATACCCGACGGGCAGGTTTGTGCCCTTAGTCGCGGTGATTTTTGCGTTCGCCGCGTCCCAATAGGCAATATCGCCAATACTAGCCGTCATCGAACTGCCGCACGCAATGCGCCAGACGCCGGTCGTCTCAATCCAGCCGGTCGCGCCGACGGCGATCGTCGCCGCCGCGACGCCGAAAAGCTTCGAGTTGACGACGACCGTTCCCGCCTCGATAATCGAGGAGCCGCTGTTTGTGTACTTGTATCCTGAGGAAGAGTGAACAATTTCAGCCATGTTTTATAATCTCCTTGTTTGACGGAGGCGGCGCGTTGGAGGGCGCCGCCGCTAAAATTTTGTGAATTAACGACGAGATCAGGACGACGCCGAGATGCACTTAAGCGCGCCTCGATAGTCTTCCTGGGCGACTCCGAACCCGAAATGGGCGTCGAATTCGATCCCGAGCGTTCCAATCTTCATCTGGTCTTGTCGTACGATCGGCGCCTGGTTCCCGTTCAGGAAGGCGATTTCGAACGCCGGGAGCCTGTTCGGGTCGGCGAACAAATACCAGGTCGTGGCCGAGTAGTTCGTATAGGTCGCGTATTCTAAGAACGGGACGCCGACGACGGTGAAGCGTCCGACGTGCGGGTTAAAGTCCGCGGGCGTGTTTCCTTCGGTTCCATTGTTCAGCGTCGTGGCTCTGGCGACCATGAGGGCCTTGTCTTCGAGGGACGGAGGTACGACGAGCAATTGCGGAGGGATTCCAAGCGGCGCGTCGTCCCCGGTCGCCTTGGCGCGTTTCCGGTTGATGAACGCGGCGCGAGCGGCGGAGAGATTGTCGAACGAGAACGCGCAGGAGACCTTTAAGGACGCGTGGTCGGCGTGATAGAACGCCTTGCCGTCCACCGCGCTCGCAGGATTCATGAGCAGACCCCACGCCTGACGATTGATCGCGTCGTTGGCGCCGAACCCGATCTGCCGAATGAGTTCGCCGAAGACTCCGAGCGCGTCGCCGTTCACGATCGACTGTTCCGGCAGAACGAACTGCCTGCCCCAGAGTTTCGCCTGGATCGTGTACTTTTCGTCGGCGGCGGTCGCGTGTTCTAAGTCGCCGCCGGGCGGAACCTCTTTAAATTCGAAGTTCGTGTCAATCTTCCAGCGTTCCGTCGCTTTATAGTCGTAGACGGAGCTTAGTTTAAAGACTTTGCGCCACGACGTGTCGGACGCGTTCATCGTCTGGACCAGCGCGGCGTTGGCGGCGTTCGACAAGGTCGAGCCAAGCGGAGTCGTCGAGATCGCCGCGCAGACTTTGCTATAGGAGTCTTTCCGGAACGAAAAAGGCGTCGCGCGTGACGCGCGTTCTGCCAGTTCTAAGAAGTCGAGCGAACCGAGCCGGTCGGCGGCGGTCAGTTGCGCGTCTTCGTAGCGCCGCTCGTCCGGCTGTACGCCCATAGCGCGCAGCGTTGCAATTACGAGCGCTTTTTCGTCGCAGTCGGTCGAGGGCGTGTGAACGGCGGGAGCCGAGCCGCGAAGCGCGCGCAGCGCTTCGAGCTCGAACTTGTCCGCCGTCCATCCTTCCCGGATCGCCTTCGCTTGCAGTTCTTCGTCGTCTCCGAGCGAGCGCGCCTTAATTGCGGCGACCCGCTCGATTTCGGCGGCCGCCTTTTCGCGCGAGGCTTGAAGTTCTTCGTCGCGTCCGTTGTCGACAGGAGCGACCGAGTCGTCGATAATGGGTTCTTTTGCTTCTAAGCCCATCGTGTTTCCTTTCATTGGGGTTGGTCCGCCCATCTTGGCGGTAATAGTACTGCTTGTGTTTTTGTCGGCTCCGAGCGCGACGACGCTGACCTCGTACATCTCGAACTTGGTTGCGACGGTCGCCGGACCTTGGATTGTCTCGCCGTGCAGGTCGAGCGTTTCGCCTTCTTTCAATTCGATTCTGTCGCGGATATAACCTCCGACCGACGCTTGCCACGGGAACCCGTTTTTCGCGCCTGAGACAAAATCGCGCGCCGACTCCGTCTCCCGACTGACGACGCCTTCGACGACGAGCTTACCGTCGTTGACGTAAATCTTCGTCGAGTGCCCGATCCCGTTGCCGTCGAAATGCTCGCCAAAGACCGGGAGCGGTTCGGTATGCGGAAAGACGCCGTCGACGTCGATCGCGACGCGCTCGTCCCAGAATTCCATCGCCGCGCCGGTGTTGGCCACGATCCGGAACTTCGGCAGTCCCGCTTCGCTTGGCGAGTCGCTAAACTCGCAGAACGAGCCTTTTATATAAAGTTTCTCCAGGCTCATGTTTCCTCCTTCTAGTTCGTTTCTTCCGGCTCCAAATCAGGCGTTATGTCGCCGAACTCGAGCCCGAGTTCTCTCATCTTCTCACGTTCGCGCGCAATTTGCGTCAGTTCTTCTTCCCAGTCTTTGCCCTGTTTGGCGTATTCTGCGGCGAGGGTCGTCGTCAGCGAGCGCAAGCGCGTCTCTTGCGCCCTTGCCTCTTTCACAGGGTCGACGTGTTCGAAGCCGTCCCAGTAGTAAATCGCTTGCGGGACCGCGCGCGGTAAGCCGTAGACGATCGAATACTCGCGCCACCACTGTCGGAAGATCGGGCGCATGACCGCGACAGACGCCTGTTTCTGCGACGTTAGAATCGCCTTATGATACTCTTGATAGTCGAGTCTGCCGCTGGCGTAGTTGTGCTGACTTGAGTCGCCCGTGATGACGTTGACCGGAATCTGAAGACTTCGCCCAATCTCGCCCAAAAGCTCGCGCTTGAATTCTTTATACGTCGTCGTCGGCTGCTCGCTCTTAAGCTGCGCGACTTTCCAGCCGTCAGGAGCCGTCATCATGAGCCCGCGCTCAATGTCGAACGTCTCAAAAGGCGTCGGACTGGCGCTATCGCCGCCGAAGTCGCCAGGGGAGTCGGTATACATAATCGCCGCGAAGTCGGCGGCGGTCTCCGCTGCCGTTACGACCGCCAGCGTGTACCGGCGCAACAGAGCGAAGAGGTTCAGCGCCGCGACGAGTTCCGACGCGCCGCGATGCTGTTCGGCAGTTGTGCGGCGGAACCAATGCACGACTTGCCACGCCGGGTAAATCGCCGCCTCTTCGACGTACTTAGTCGCGCCGCTTAAGTCGAGCCGTCCGACGTCGCCGGGATGGCGCGTGAGGATCCGGTACGATAAAGGTCTGCCGTATTGATTGAGCGTTATGCCGTCGACCTCGTACGGACCTTGAGCCATATACTCCCCGGCGACGCGTTCGGCGTCGATCGGCATGAACCCCAATTTGACAGGACCGGTCAAATCTTGGTTCGTGTACATGAGCCCGAACGTTTCGCCGTCTTGGGTCTTGGCAAAGGACATCGCGCGCAGAATCTCAGCGAGCCCGACTTCCTGCATCCACGCCTCAAAATCCAATTCCGTCTGCTGACGCTTGTCTCTGTCCAGACCGGAGACGATCTGAAGGCGCGGTCCCGTGCCAATGATCGCGTTGGATAGTCCGAGCGCGACGCCCATCGCGTAGGAGTTGTTCGCGACTTCATACCGGGCGCGCTCGCGCATTCGGCGGCGCGTGTCAGGGTCCAAGGACGCGTCGACGCTGCGCGAGTCGACCCAGCGCCAATGATCGAACAGGTTCTTGTCGGTCAGCGCGTCGTAACGCGCCGCCTTGACCGGTCGGCGCGGCGGTTCTTTCTTCTTCGGCTGTTCAGACTCCATTAATCCCTGTTCCTCAACTTGTAGACGCCGACGCGCCTTGCCTGCGCGCCAGCTTGCGCGTCGCGCTTGTCCAGGTAGTCGAGCGCCTTAATCTGCTGGCTGACGCTGTGGTTCTTGTATCTGCCGGAGTCGGTCTGCACCTCTTCCGGAGAGGCGAGATTCTCGACGATCTGCTCTTTCAGCCGCTTGACGTCTTCTTCGGTCATCGTTTTGTCTTTCGCTGTTTGGCTTGTCTTTGCATCGCCGCGAAGCTGACGCGCTCGCGTTTCGGCTTGACGGTCGTCGCGACCGAGTCAAGGTTCGCACCCTGAACGCTTGCGGCGACGGCGGCCCCGACGAGGCAGTCGAGCCAGTGGTTGTCTCGGTCCGGCAAGGCGGTCCATTCGTCGACTCTGCGTCCTTGCGCCTCGACGGTCGTTCTCTTCTCTGCGGTCAAATGCTCGATAAAGAGCGCGTTTTCGCGTTTTGTTCCGGGGAGCGCCAGCCTGCCGGGATCGCCCGGCGCGGTCGTGAGTCGCGCGTACAGGAACGTCTTCCAATAGTTTGTGTCAATGAGAACGCGCCGGAGCCCGTTGCGCGAGCTTTCGGCGGGAATGCGCCAATGCAAGCCGACTCGGTCGCCTCTCTTTATACTATATTCGCCAAAAGGCTTGTTTTTTGCGCCGACATACCGACCATGAGAAGGGAATATTTTAGATCGGAACGGCGAATCTTTAATGAAATGGTAGACGACGTCGGTTGTCGCGCCCCAGTTGGCGTCGATGAGAAGCCGGTCGAGTTCGACCAACGTGCCGTCGTCGCGTTGGTAGTTGGGCTTGAAGAGCTTTTCCGTTAAAATCTGGAGCCCGCCGTAAACCTGCCCCTCAAGCCCGGCGTTCGGGACGGCGTCGGCGAGCGTGGGACGGGCGTCGTTTAGCGTGAATCGCGCGCGCTTTTGTTCCGGAAAGGCTCCATAGTCGACGATTAGTCCGTCGAACCGGTCCGACCAGGCGCAAAGAACCCAATAGAGAAGGTTCTTGTGAACGTCGACGAAAGCAGTCAGAAAATGCGCGTTGGAGGGGATAGCGCCACGAGAACGGCCCGATTCCAGAACGACGTCCGACGTGAGCGCGTCGAGTTTAGCGTCGATCTCTGGCGGTTCGTTTTGGTATTCGGACCTGAACGCAAATTCATCGCGAAAGAGGAGATTCATTGCGTGCTGAATCGCGCTTAGCTCGTCGGCGTTGTAACGCTCCGGCCAGGACGACGACGCGCCCGCGTCCATTGCCTTGCGGTTCTTGCGGTAGAATGCCGTCGCTTTCGAGCCGTCACCGTCATTCTGGAGTTCGGCTTCCCGGATCTGTTTGTATTGCTCCCACAAGTCGAGATTGGACGGAAACGACGTCAGGAGCTGGTATCGCTCTCCTCGGAACTCGGGGTTGCTCACGCGATCCAGGAGACGTTCTGCGACGTCGTTTTGCGCGACCACCGTCATTGCGACGCAGCAGGCGATCTTTTTGCCGGGGCCCGCCATGCCGAGTATATCGGCTTTGAGGATCTTCTCGATGTTGTCGCACTGGGTCGCGGACTGAGCGGTCTCTCGCGTCTGGGGATCGTCGACGAGCGCGAGATCGGGCCTTACTTTCTGTCCGTCCGGACGCGTGTAACTCAAGCCGCGTATGTCTGAACCTCTCGTCCCTGCTGTCCGGATACAGACTCCGGACGCCGCAGAACCTTCGACGGTCGGCAGGACGAGTTCTGCCGCTTTCCAACCGATCCGGGTCGGCGTTCCGTTTACGTGCTGACCGCGCGCACGAAGAGTGACTCGCTCGAGCCGACGTATTGGGTAGCAGACTTCTGGAAAGTCTTCGAGGAGCAGATCGTTTGTTTCGAGCCAGATTTTGATATCTTCAAGAAGTTGCGTCGCTCGCGACGCGTTTGCGGCAATTAAGACAACGAGTTTGACGCGGCCCGTGATCGCCGCCCAGATGACGGCGATTTGAAAGAGCGTCGTCTTGCCGGAGCCTCGCGGCATGGCGAGCGCAAAGATCTCGCCGTTGTTGATAACGCGTTCGATCTTCTCGATCACCTGCAAATGAATCTTCGACCACTTGAGGTAGAAGACGTCTTTGAAGTAGGTCTCGCAGAACTTTTTGAACGACTTAGTCGCGGCGTTCCTCCGACGTCGGTTGACGACGTCTGGAATAGGCGAGATGTCACGCGCGTCTTCGCTCGCCTTACGCGACGACATGCGCGCGCGCTGGCGTTTGCGTTCGTAGTTCATGCTATACGAGAGTTCTACGTATGATTCCGTGTTCTAACACCCAAGTTCCCTGTTCGGCGTTCCAGTAGAGATCGTTTGCGACGTCGTGGTCAAGTCCGACGACAAAAGGATCGTTGGTCGTTGTAACGGCAGGTTCGGCGTAGATAATATGATCGCCGTTTTCGTCGAGCCCGCCGTCGATGAATAGTACCGAGCCGTCTGCGCTTGTGAATTGGACCATTTTATTTTTTACTCAGGAATGTAAAGTTTGTAAAGTGATATGCCCACGAGATCATGCAGGAGTCGTAACTAGTAGGATTTGTAAGTGTTGGGTTGAGGATGTAGTTTGCAAGGGCATCATACCAAGAGACATATATTCCACTACTGTATATACCATCGAATGGTACATTCTGAAAATTGATCTGATTAGGACTTGTCTCTATCAAATAGACTTGGCGTGTGTAAACAGACGCCATCGGGATAACGTCTGCTTTCTCAACGTTAGTGTTTGTTACGAACTGCAGAGCCGAAACTGGCGGTTTCAAGGCTCTGTGGATAGTGTAGATATGTAAAGGAGAATCAAAAGTATATACTCGTCGAAAAGACAGCCCCCCTTCTTCGTCTTTGTGTACATATAGCCCCTTACGGCATACAATTTTGACAGCCATTAGACGATCTCCAATGTCAAGACGTTGTTTGCAACGGTTGCCGACAGTTCACCGCCACCGCCGCTACCAACGACGACTTGGCTCAGCGCGCAGACCGCTGACGACCCGCTCGTCGCGCTTTTGGCCAGTATGTCATAGTATCCGCCAGACGCGACGCTGGCAAACGCTTGCGACGCTTGCGTGTGCGTAGAGCTATTGATCGTTACGACGTGGTAGACAAGCGAGATCGCGGTCGCTCGCCCTATCTTGCCCGGCGGAATAGGACAACCAGCGCGAGCGTGTACGACGTCGCCTGCGGCTGTCGGGCTCTTGACTGAGAGAACCAAGCTGCCGTCGTTGAGTCGACGCAACATCTGCGCGTAGGACGCCGCCGTTGCCGCAAACCCCACGACTGTAAGCGGACTCCCCGTCGGGAGCGTGGACGCTCCGGCATTTTTTACCAGGAAAACGCGGTCGGTTTTCCTGGTAGGATTTAGCGCAGCCAGCTCGCCGCCGTCGTAAGCTTGACAAATACGGTGGAGTTTGCGTCTTGATAGTGGTTGTTTCATCGACAGTCAAAGGTCCCATCGGCAATGGTTGGTGCGTCAGTGCAGACCTTTGTTCCGGCTTTGTCGAGCGACCAGTCGGACGGCTCGGCGAAGTCGCCTTCGGGCAACTGGCTGACGTAATAGTAGGTCCGAGGAATCACTTGCGTTTCGACAAATTTCTCTCCGTCAAAAGCGCGGAACTTGTAGGCCTTAGCGCTCGGGAGCGTCGTCGAGTTCTCGACGAGCACGCACGGACTCCAAGAGACTCCGCCGTCGTTTGAGCCTTCAACGACCACGGCTTTGTCTTGCGTCTTGGTTACAGTGATGGTCGCTAGATCCTCGTTGATCGTTGCGCTGACGTCGAGCACGTCAGCGCCCGAGACGCAGCAGACGACGTTGGTCAGTGTCGCCGCGTCGCAGTCCGATGCCGAAGGCGCGACGACGTACCCGCGCGAGCTCGACGTGATCGCCGCGCCCGTTTCGACAAAGACGCCGCGCGAAACCGTCAGGATTCTGTCCGCGCCGCTGAGTGTCAAAACGCCCGTCGACGCGACTTCGAGCCAGTCGACCGCCGCGTCCGACGCGACCGTCTCCGCGCCGCTTGCGCCGACGACGAGCCAGGAACCGTCGAAGCAGCCCCAAGAGCCGGTCCTATCGTGTCCTAATAAATCTTTGTCGCCGGATTGATAGGCGGCTCCAGTAAGATACGGGCTAGTCGGTTTTAACCGGAAATCCCAAGTGCGCCATAGGTCCGTGGACCACGTCGAAGCGTCGATTGTGTCAGGGCAAGGAGTAACGAATCCCGCAGAGGAAGGAGTTATTGACGTAACGCCTGCTACGTTCTCTACTCCCTGTACTAGCGAGTCTTGTACGGTAATACTCCCCGCTGTTGCGGCGGATAACGCCCTCTGCGTGTTTCCAATAGCGGTACACCGTACAAGGGTCGCCGAACAAGACGTGTACGTCCTAATCGCGGCAGAAGTCAGTTGTACGCCGCTAGTCCTGTTGCCTGCAATAATGCAGTCGCGGAACGTTATGCTGCCGCCGAGTATATACGCCGCGCTCCCGTAAAAGCCGCTGTAACACCCACACAATCTGCACTTTTCGAGCACACTAGTTCCCCCGGTGGCGTGTACTCCACCGGAGGAACTAGACGTTGAATAACCGCGGATAATGTCTAGTTGTTTTAACACCACTGACGCACTAAGAGACGCAATACGCGAAGCCCCTTGCCCGTCAAGAACAATGCGCTTTGCACGTCCGTCGATGGTTACTTCTTTTGTGAACTGGAGCAGCGACGACAAGCTAATTGCAACCGTGTAATCACTTGCAAACGCTGTGTCGTCATAGGTAATCACGTCGCCAGGGTTCGCGGCGGCAATAGCGGCTCGGAGCGACCCGTCCCCACTGTCCGCGTTGTTGGTGAAGTATACTGTTGCCATGAGCTACGCCTCCGGCTGGTCCGTCCGAATCAGCTTGACGTCGACGTTGAGCGCAAGGGTCTCGCCCGGCTGCAGCTCCGCCGCCGGGACGAGCAGCGCGGTCGAGTTCGCGGCGACTTCCGCTCCGACGCACTGCAGAACAGCCTTAGCGGCGTTCATCGCGGTTTCTTTTTGCGCGTCGGTTATTGGGACGCGCGCGCCCGTTTCGTCGGTTCGGCTTGCGGCCAAAATTAGAACGACGACGTCCTTTTGAGATTCGATTCCGGATATTACGCTGTTTTGAGTTACGATAGTTTCTGCCATTTAAATTCCTTTCAAAATCCGATAAGTTTCCCAAAAAGCCCGGTCCCCGCGTTGCCGGAACGGTCCGACCGTCCGCTCCTCACTCACTACGGACGCGCGGGAACCGAACCGTTCTATACAAGCTCGTCGACGCCCGCGTCGATCGCGGCGAGCGCGTCGCCAAGTACGGCGGCAGGGCGTTCGCCTTCTTTTGGGTATTCCGTGAACGTGCAGTTTCCCGACGGACGCAGACGCGCCTCAATCGCAAGTTCCGTCTGCGCGTCGAGTTCCGCGACCGCCTTGTCGAGCCGGGCGTTTCCGTACGCGCACGCGGCGTCGGCGATTTTGTCGAACGCTTCGTTCCAGGCTCCCGCCCGAATTGCTTCCGGGCGCGACGCCTGCCGCGCGCGAACCCAGTCGATATACTTTCCTACGCCGATCCCGAGCCGGTATCCAACGCGAAAAGCGGACTTCTTTGCTTCGGTTGAAAGTTCAAATTCCGTTGTCATTTTTGCCCCGTCTTTTAATGAAAAAAATTCCAACAAAATAAACCATTTTCATTCATCGTCCCTGTTTTTAGCTTCGCCAACGCCCATGCCAAACGTAATTCCGTCAGATTTTTCCAACCTGCGT